GAAGGATCGAAGTTCCGAGGACCGATGTCAAAAGGTCCTCGATGTTCCGATCCGGGGTCTCCTTGGTCAGACGAAATTCTGGAAGAGCTTGGAGGGCCCGATGCACGGATTTCTGGATGACCTGACACACCCAGTAAGGCATCGTGGGCCCCTTACTGATGACCCGGACCTTGAAAGGTTCGGGGAGACCAGTGGGCTCCACCTCCAGGGGCACGTTGAAGTGCTCGAGGAGTTCCAGAAGAGGGATCCAGGGGACGTTGGCCACGACGACGTGTGACCTGCCGTCAGGATTGTCGGCAGCGAGGACGACCTGGGGGTAGAATGCCCAGAATGGGTCGATGGAGGCGCGCTCGGGGGAGAACTCCGCCCGAGGTCCCTCAGGATACAACCCATCCCAAACTCCACCCGGACCGACCTCGTGGATCCGCTCTTCAATCGTCTCAATCCACGCATTCAGCGCACCACCCTCCCTCCTGCCCGAGTCGAGACGGGCCTTGGTGGACGGAAGAGGAACGGGGACCCAGGAATCCTTGAGTTCACTCTGGATTCCCGCGATCACCTCCTCCACCGTCCTCCGAAGCTCATCCCAATCGGAAGGGGAAGGAACCTGCGCACCGACCCGCTCCTCGAAAAGAGCAGGTCCCCACTTCTTAACCGCTGTGCGAACGGTCGTCTTCGATACCTCAGGTTGGGCCTTTTTCAGCCCGGTAAGGGAGTTGAGGATCGAGAGACGACGGTCCCGGTAGTCATCGCCATCTTCCACAGTAGGTTCGCGGGTCCGAGTCTCGAACCAGCGATAGGCTGAGGAACTGAGGAGATGGGAGTCGAGGAGCACCCCGTCAGGGCCTATGAGGATGGCAGGGGCCGGGGGTGCCGCTCGATACATGTCCAACCGGGATTGGAGGAGGGCGCAGATGAACTTATTGCGTACCTCGTATTCGTCCGCCAGGAAATCGTAGAAGGACTTGACGAGGAAGGAGCGGAACCACTCGAGGGGCTTCGAGACCTCGGGGACGAACCCCTGAATCTCGAGCCAGATGAGGAGGCCCTGCCCCGCCTGTCGGGTCTTCACCACGACATCCTGCACAACTTGCTTGACCACGCCCGGAAACTGATCCGGTTTCTGTCCGAGGCGTGCCCTAGCTTCCATCTTGTCCACCAGTTGGGCCAACAGGTCGTCACTCACCCACAGCTCCGTCGAGCGGTGTCGAGGCCGATCCCTTAGTTCTTCCGGAAAAAGAGGTCTCCTCAACTCTTCCCAACGAGGCCCCCGAAGGAGACCGCCCAGCAGATGCCGGACGAAGTCTCCAAGGGAAGCATCGACGGGGAGAGTTGAGAGGACCCCCGGGCACTCCCGACGGATCATCGTACCAGATTGCCGACAGAGGCGGTCCAGGGACGATTCAGCGAGGGGGGTGTTCCAGAGATCACAGAGATCACCAGGAGTGGCGGCCAGAAGGGTAGATACCAATCTCAGGCGGTCCACCATTGCCGACACGACCCCCCCATGGAGGGTCGACAGCAGTGAATCAGCCTTCGCACGCGCCCACGTGCTAGCACTAGAATCCGTGTTGTATTGTCCGGGCACGATCCTTTGTTCGCGAGGTCGGGGGACAGCCCCGAGCGGGTCGCGGCTCTCAACTCCGGGTGCTACCGGAGGAGGCCTTGGGGTTCTTGGGCGGACGGCCCCCCCCTTCCTAGGAGGTCGTCCGGGGGTCCCTTTCGGGACCCCCCCCGTTCCCTGAGATGTTTTAGATGTTGTAGGAACGAGATGCCGTGGTCGAGGACCAGGGCGCGGAGAAATGGATGGTTAGTCCACAACCCGCTGTCCGAAAGGGACGGTGGAGTCCAGGGCGGAAGGCCCTGTCGAGGTTTGTCCAGACCACTCCCAGCAGTGGATTCGGACGCACCCCGTCGAAGAGATCGCAGAAAACAGGTCTGGGGGGCCTGTCTATGTGAGGAAAGTTTGGGATCAACTCTCCTGGTCAGGGGAGGGGAGGGAGAGCGCAGAGCTCACCCCTCCCCCCCCGACCGGGTCGGTCATTCGGTCCGAAGATCGCGGAGAAGAAGGGTGGACACCACCCCCAATCCGGAATCCAGGACTCAGGGCCAAGGGCCCTGGGCGGTTGGCAGCCGCCTGACGAACCCACACATTGCGAGAGAGGGGACCCAAGGAAGGGTCACCCTCAGCCATAAGAATTCCCGTCTTGCCAGAACGGG